TTGCGTGCTCCCCACGCCACGGCGATGATCGGCGCTCCGACGCCGAAGTAGTCCATGCCGTTGTGGCGGTGGCCGGGGTCGTCCACGTCGTGGATGTGTCCGCCGCCGTAGACGTTGTGGACGTGGTTGCCGGCGCGGTTGATCGTCACGCGCGGGTTGGCGGCGCCACCGGGCTGCGTGCGCGGGTTGTGCCCGTGCCGGGGCATGTTGGCGACCTTCAGCGTGATCAGGTTGGCGGTGTGCGGTGACACCTTCAGCCCTGGCTTGCGGTCCCAGTCGCAGATCATCGCCAGCTTGTGGGCGTTGGGGAGGTTCATGTAGCGCGGCGTCTCGTTGACGATGAGATGGGCCAGGCCCAACACGTCGAACAGCGAGGGCACCTCCGTCTCGTAGACCTTGCGGCCGTCGAGGGGGATCCAGCCGAGCGGCGTCATCACCGACGGCTGCTCCAGGCTGGTGATGATCGTGCCCGGAGGGTTGGCCGACTTGATGGTCGCCAGCTCTTCCCAGGCGCCGTTGCGCCAGACATAGATGCGCCCGCTGTTGTTGTTCTGCCAGATCGTGCCCGGCGTCGTCGGCAGGTCCGGCGTCGTCGCGCTCCAGCGAAGGTTGCGGCCGTAGACGTTGCCGAGGGCCTCGATGTCGCCGCCCGCCAGGATGTTGCCGCCTGCGGTGAGCGTGCCCTCCAGCTTGAGGTGCCGGTGGATGCTGAGCTCGGCTTCGCCCGAGCGCCACATCCAGGTGTCGCCCTCCCACGTCGTCTTGCCGCCGCCGTCGAGGAGGTAGTGGTTGCCCGTGCCGTTGAGGTTGCGGACGAGGTCGTCACCGATGGCGATCTTCGTCAGCAGCGCCTTGTTGATGAACTTGCGCTTGTCGATGACGTTGTCGGCCAGGCTCTGCGAGCCCGTCGGGGCGAACACCGCGGCGAGCACCGTGGTGTTGAGCGGCGGGTCCGGGAACACCGGGTCCACCGACGGCACCCCCACGATCACCGTGAGAGTGCCGCCAGCGTCCGACACGATGAGATCGAAGCGGTCCTGGGAACCGCCGACGCCGAGGCCGACGGACCCAGGGGTGAGGGTTACCAGCGCGCCGTTGACGAGAAGGGTGCCGCCCGGCGTCGAGGCCGTCGTCCCTGCGACAGTGACAGCGCAGCCCTCCACAACGCCCCACAGAGGGTGGGCGAGGGTGTTGAAGTCCACCCTGTCTGGCTCGGCCATCCGAGGGTTGGTGACATCGTTCGCATTCGGGATCAGGAACCCGTCGTGCAAGACCTTCGGACGAGCCATCGGCCCTTTCTCCTAACTCCGGGTGTAGAGCTTCCCCATGTCCCAGAGGTAGGCGGCGATGTGACGAGGAACGCGGTAGCGCTTCCCGGCCTCCAGCTTGAAGTGGACGTGCGGGTTGCCGTACGTGAACTCCTCGACTGTCTCGGCCATGCGGATCTCGACCGTGCCGTCGTCATGCACCTGGGGAGGTGGCTCGTTGATGGGCTCGACTTCGATCTCGCGCCGCGCACCGAACCCGAGGTCCGATGGGCGGGTCACTTCGCTCCGGGCCGGATCCATCTCTGGATCGATCTCGACCTCGGGCACTACTTCTTCGTCAAGGGGCTGCGGCTGTCTTGCGGGCACGACTGGTTCTCCTGCTGATACTCCGGTATGGCGGAGGCTAGTCGGCGTCCGTCAGCGACTCGAGGTGCGTCAGCAGCGTGACGCGCGCCTTGCCCTCCTCCTCCAACTGGCGGATGCGGTCGGCCTCCTCGGGGTGCTCCTCGACGTACTCCTCGACCTCGGCCACGGTGTGGGCGGCGGGATCGAACCCCGCCGAGGCGTAGTCGTCCTCCTCGTCACCGTCACTGGCCGACGAGGGCTCCGTGCGGGGGTCGGGCGGCGTCTCCGCGAGCTGTGAGATCTCGGCCTCTTCCTCGGGGCTCATGCGAGGTGCGGTGCCGGCCACGGCGTTGATCACGAAGCTCGGCTGGGCGACGCCGTTGAGCGTCAGCGTGACCGTCTTGGCGCCACCCGTGGTGAAGGTGATGACGGGCTGCTTGGTGTCAGCGATCGGGCTGGCCGGGGAGCCACCGGCCGGGGTGTAGGCCCAGTCGTAGTTGGCGGCGACCTGGCTCTGATCCTTGGCGTAGAGCGTCCAGATCAACCCGTTGGTCGGGTTGGTGGCGATGGCGTAGGCCGAGCCAGTGCTGTTGGCGGTGATGGACTTCGACCCGAACGTGTTCGGGCCATGGACTGCGACGATGCTCATGCGTTCCTCTCAGAACAGGGGTGGGTAGGGGCGGGAAGACACTGCGGGCAGAAGTGCCGTCCCGCCCCACCCGTTCCGGCCTGCAGTCCGGTCAGTTGGTGACGATCTTGACGACCGAGGACTCGGTCACGACGCCCCAGCCCCAGATCGAGTACCACGCCAGCGCGTGCTCACGACCGAAGTCGAGGACGCCACCGTCACGAAGCTCCACCGGGAGCGAGATGGCGTGGCCGAAGGCGTTGTCCCCGAGCATGATCGCCTCGTAGACGCCACCCGTCGGACCCCACGGCTCGCCCCAGCCCGGCAGACCCACGGACCCGGCGACGCTGTCGTCCAGCGTTCCCGGATCCTTCACGTCAGCCCACTGGTCGGTGGCCGTGTTGTACTCGCCGCTCGTGTCGTAGGCGGCGCTGATGCCGCCGGCGGTCTGCTGCGCCGCCGTCATGCCCAGCTCCTGGCCGCGCCAGTCCGGGTTGAACGGGTTCGGCGTGGTGACGCTGGTGCCCGGCACCGTCGGGTAGCGGGTCGCGTAGTCGCCAGGCGTGGTCGTCAGCGGCGCACCGATCTGGGTCGTCTCGATGAAGACCACGTCGTCCAGGCGCCCGATCTCACCGAGCATGAAGTTGCCAGGAGCGGCGTACTTCGTGACCTCGATCCACTCCGGGGTGTCCCGGAGCCGACGGCTCTGGTGCGGGTGGACGAAGCAGACGTACGTCTCGCCGAGGCGAGGCACGTTCTTGCTGGCGAGCACCTCGACGGCGTCCTTCACCGCGTACGGCGTGAACCAGTAGTTGTCGGTGAGGTCGGCGGTGGTGGCCGCAGCGGCCGTCACGGCAGCGATGTTCGGTGCCGGGGTGCCACCCTCGTAGACGCCATAGCCGGTGTTGATCGCACCGGGCTTCTGGTAGCCGAACACGACGCTCGACGCACGGCCGAGCGTGTTGCGCGCCTGGCTGTCCATGTAGAGCGCCATGTTGCGTCCCAGGAGACGGCTGGCCGAGGCCATCACGTCGTCAAAGGATGCATTGAGGAGGAGTTCCGAAACCGCCACAGCAAACCCTTGCTCCGCAACCGTGATTGCGTACTGGTTCGCCGTGATCGCGTGCGTCTTCATGCGGACGCCCTCCATCAGAGGCCCTGCGGGCATGGGGAGGTTGTTGTAGCGCATGAAGTTGACGGTGAGGCCGGGCATCGTTCCCAGCTCGGTCTTCTTGACCGCGAACTGCTCGAACCGGAGCACGGGCATGCTCTGGAACAGGATCTCCTTCGACCAGATCGTCTGGATGGCGGGGCCCATCATGGTGGTTCCCGTCGCCACCGAACCGGCGTAGCCGACGCCCGTGTTGTCCATCGTCTGGTTGCCGTAGTAGCCGACGGGCGCGCTGTAGTTGGAGTACGGGCCTCCGGTGGCTACCCGAGTCGTGCCGGTGATGCCCGACACGGTGGGCAGCTCGCCACCAAGCGCGTTACCCGTGTCATTCGGGTAGGCCATGGATTGTCTCCTTGCGGAAGTGGGGCGTTAGCCCCGATGCGGGTGAGTGGTCACCGCGCCTAGCGACGCCCCCGGTTCGGGGAGGTCGCCTGAAGGAGTTGACTCCGGTATCTCTTGTACGTCTCCATGTCCATGCCCTTGATGTCTTCGGGCGTCAACGACTCGTACGACGGCATTTGCTCCATCGGCCCCACAGGCGGTGATGTGGGTGCCGCTCCTCGTGGCTGAGGCATCACCGGACCAGCCGACGCCATGTTGGCGAAGATCTGCTCCGTGCGTGCCTTCAAGACCTCGATCGACGCATCGATCGCGGCCGGGTTGTCGCCAGACACCATGTCGCGCAGCTCAGGCAAGATGAACTCGCTCTCCTGCTCGACCCGCTGGCGGCGGTACTCCTGGAGCTCGTTGAACGCTCGTTCCCGTTCGAAGATCGCCCGGTCGGCGTCGTAGCGCTGCTCCAACTTGGCGAGCTGCTGTTGCCACTCCGTCTCTCGACGGGTGAGGAGGTCTCGCACCTCCAGCTCGCCCTCTTCCTTCTGTCGCTGAGCTTCGGCTGCTTCCGCTGCCAGCCGCTCCCTCTCCTCTTGCTCGGCTTGCCGAGCCGCCTGGAGCTCCTCGAGCTGCGAGCCCATCTGTTCGATGCGCCCGTACAGCTTGTCCTTCTCCTCACGCCTGATCGCCTCGACCTGCTCCTCCGTGAAGAAGCGGCTCTGCTGCTGAACGTTCCCGTTGCCGGGAGCGATCGTGACTTGAGGCTGCGTGACTTGCTGGTCCGGTCGTCCGTTCTGACCCCAGTCAGCCGCGTTGCGGGGCTGGGCGGGCTGGACACCGACGAGGTGACCCTGGCCGGTGTCTGCGATGGCGGGCTGCTGCCCGTTCTCGTCTTGGAACGTCACTGATGCACCTTCTCGTTGTCCCTGGGTGGTTGTTATAGCAGGTCGGCGGGTCATACCGGGATATCACCCGTTCCCTTAGGGATGTATCACTCGACCTGTTCGTCGAAGTCTGAGCGCTCCGGCGGGTACGGCCCGTAGGCCATCCACTGCAGCTCCTGAGCCATGGCCGGATCGACCTGCTGGAGCATCGGAACGGGGTTCCCCTCCTTGTCAGCGCCCATCATTGGCTGTCCGTCGGGTGTCATGCCCGTCGCCATCATGGTGAACGATGCGATCTGGCCCCGGATGAGGTCGAGCGCACCCTGCTGCTTGGTGTCCTCCAGCACCTCTTCGAAGATCTCCCTCATCTTCTGGTCGGGGAAGGCGTAGCCGAGGTCGCGCAAGGCGCCGCGTCGGCTCTCGAGGTTCATCGCCATCATCGCCTGGATCTCGTTGATCTTGATGAGGCGGTCCATCGGCATCGGGCTCGGCCAGTCCACGTAGGTGCGGTAGCTGACGGGGTCGGCCGGGTCGAGCTGCTCGTACTGGTCGGGCTTGAGCTGCGTCGAGGACAGCATCGGGTTGTAGACGACCAGCTCCGGCGCGAAGAGGAAGGCGTGGCGGATGACGAGGTCGTTGATCTTCTGCAGGAGCGGCGTGTACTGGATCTTCTTCCGCTCGTACTTCATCATCAGAGGCTGGTACTGGATGCTCAGCGCCACGCCTGATGTGTTACTGATCGGCTGCATCGTGCCCAGCGCCTGGGCCGGCACGCCGGTCAGCTCGTGCATCGCCTGCTTCAGCAGCTCCATGTAGCCGAGGGGGCCGGTGAAGTTGGTCTGCAGCTCCAACTGACTGATCTTGGCGTCCTTGTTGTTGATGGCCCACACCTTGCGCGGGCCCTTCTCCAGGTTGGACGCTTTGGCCCCGGTGATCACCGTGACCGGAGCGACGTGGTAGTTGATGATGTCGCTGATCTCGGTGGCCTTCTCGTTGTACTCGCGGTTGAGCGAGACGAGGTCCGTGATGTCAGCGAGGCCCCAGGGCGACGACGCCACCGGGATGTTGGGGGCGAAGGCGATGGGGATCTCACCGAGCGGGTTCGGCCGGGCGTCGATCAGCTCGTCGTTGATGTACTCCTCGATCGTCTCCTCGGTCATGAGCTCGACGTATGTCATGACCTGACGGGAGCCGTCGGTTGCCGTGCCCCAGAACTTGTACTTCAGCTTGAAGCGGATCAGCCGGGTGCGGTCGTGGGGGTGGAACTCGGGGAAGCAGAATGCCGGGTTGAGCGGGAGGATGCGGATCTTGCCGCTGTGCGGCACCCCGGCCGGGTCCATGTAGGGCTCTTCGAAGGCGACCTTCACGAACACGTCGCCGGAGACGCCACCGAGCTGGCCGATCTCCATCAGGATCGCCATCTTGTCGTTGTGGACCTCCCACACCTCCTTGAGGGAGTAGGGGATGATCGCCTGCGTGGCCTCGGGGCTGTGGAAGTTCACGCCCTTGCCGAAGGTGAAGTTGGCGAGGTAGTCCGCGAACGCCTTGACCCAGTTGAAGACGAGCTGGGGCTCACCGATCTCACGCTTGTAGGCCCAGTGGTGTCCGAGGTACCAGGCCCAGTTGCTGGCGTAGCGGTTCATCCGAGGTCCGTGGACCTCAAACTCCTCGTCGGCCAGCTCGACCAGCCCGAGCGGGCTGATGGCGACGGTGAGGTCGCTCGCCGCTGCTCGGTAGGACGGTGGGTAGAAGGCGACGCCCATCGGTTACCAGTCGCTCGTGTCTTGCCGGCGCATCGCTACGAAGAGCTTGTTCCCGCTGTCATAGTGCTCTACGGGAACCTCCATATCCGGGTTTGCATCGTAGGCCGCGATGACCCGGTGGTTGCCGTTGGCGAGGGCCGGACCCTTGACACCACCGCGGAAGCGGTTGATCTCGGGGTCGTTGCCGTGGTGGACCTGCACCGGCTTGCGGACGCCCTCGGCCTCGATCGAGCGACCGATCTTGCCCTTGGCGTTGGTGTCGCGCTTCGCTGACCGCATCGCGTCCACGTCTCCCCCGAAGCCCGACGTGTCGAGGGCGTGCATGCCGTACAGCTCGCGCGCCGGCATGAACATCGACAACTGGTGGGGGGAGACGTGGTCGCTTGCGGCCATGGCTACTCCTTGGCCTTCTTCACCCTGGCGTGCTCGTGCGCTGCGGCCTGGAGCTTGAGCCCTTCGGCCATCCCGATCGCCGGTGCGGTCTTGCTGGCGATCGTGCTGAACCCGCCTGCCGGAGAGTCCTGGGTGAAGACCTGGGCGGGATGCGCGGCGCTCTGGTGGAACGACACCTTGCCCGGCTCGTAGTAGGCCATCGCCCCACCCTTGAAGTTCCACGAGTCGGTCGGACCCAGCGGACCTAGGCCGGGTTGTCCGACCAGCTTGTCTCGCATGCTGGCCGCATCGACCTTGCGGCCGGGATGGTTAGCGGTGTTCTCTCCTCGTGCCATCACTTCTCCTTGCGGGTGCGGGCGGCCTTCTTCGCCATGCGCGAGCGCGCTGCTGGGCCCTTCGCCGCCTCGTTGGAGATGGCTGCGGCCTTGGACTTGGAGTAGCCCTCGTCCTTGAGCGCCTCGTACTCGTCGGGCTTCTTGATCGAGGGCCCTGGCTTCTTGCCGCCTGGCATGGCTACGCCGGAGGCTGCGTCCCGCCCGACACACCGCCGGCGGGCTGCTGCGATGCCTGGCTCTGACCCTGGCGCTGCTGGACGGCCTGCTGCACCTGCGTCTGGAGCTGATCGACGTTGGCCTGGAGCTGGTCGAGCCGCTGCTGGACCTGCCCGCCGAGCTCCTGCAGCTTGGGCTGCAGCTCGGTGCGGAGATCCTGTACACCCTGGCGTACCTGCTGGATCGCCTGATCCAGCGCCTGGCCTGCGGTTCCACTCGTGTCAGTCATCCTGGGTTCC